GCCCAGGGCGCGGATGCCGCCGCCCACGGCGTTCATCACATCCGCCACGGCTGCGTCCTGGTACAGGATGCCGTCCGCCAGGCCCCGGTCCACCGCCTCCTGGGCGGTCATCCAGGTGGAGGCGTTCATCATCCGCTTGAGCTCCGCCCGCTGATTCTTCAGCTCGTAGAGTTTCTGCTTCAGGTTCATGCTGTTCATCCTCCATATCTGATTTTTTCCAGCTCGATCCGAGCCTTCTGCCGCCATTTCTGGCTATCCTCCGCGGGGGGCTCCCCCGTCTCAAGGCCCTTCTGCCTCCGGTACTCCGCCCGCATCTGGTCCAGATCGGGCATTCCGCTGGACGCGCCCAGGGCGCGGATGCCGCCGCCCACGGCGTTCATCACATCCGCCACGGCTGCGTCTTGGTACAGGATGCCGTCCGCCAGGCCCCGGGCCACCGCCTCCTGGGCGGTCATCCAGGTGGAGGCGTTCATCATCCGCTTGAGCTCCGCCCGGTCGGTCTTGCCCCGGGACTTCAACTCGTAGACAGCCAGGATGCTGTCCCGGATGGTGTCCAGCACCTGCACACTCTCCAGGTGGTCCACCCGGTCCCCGCTGGTGGTGGTGGACGGCAGGTGGATCATCATCTGAGCACAGGGGCTGATCCACACCTGGTCACAGCCCAGGGCCAGGTAGCTGGCCGCACTGGCCGCCAGGCTCTGGATCTCCGCCCGGGTGGGCACGGTGGCCGACCGCAGCAGGCTGTAGATCTCACTGCCCGCGAACACGCTGCCACCGCCGCTGTTGATCTCCACCACCAGCTCCTCCCCCGAGGGGTTGTCCGCCAGGGCCTGCCGCACGGACTTCGGCGAGAACGCGGAGAAACCGAACCATTGGTAGATCTCCAAGTCGTCGTCTGAGGCGACGATCCCGTTTAAACTGACTCGCATTGGCTCACTCCTCTTGCCCAGAGAAAAGGAAAGAGGCCGGACCCGCGTTTCCGCGAGATCCGGCCTCCGGGCTTTCTGCCTCTGGGCACTAAATCAATTTGTGTTTACTTTTCGCCGCCGGTGCCCTTCTCCGCTCTGGTGCGGCTCAACTCCGCCCAGTCGGCCAAGGGCACATAGTTCAGGCTTGCATAGCGGCCATCGCCGCCGGGCACGCTGGGCAGGTCCTCCAGGCTGCGGATGTCGTCCGCGCTGTAAACGCTGCACTCCCGCATGGCCTTATACCACGCGGCCTGGGCCGCCGTGTCTCCCCGCAGGAGCATCTTGACCTCTCGCTTGACCCGCAGGCCCTTCTCGCGCTCGCTGGGCAACAGCAGCTTGTAGCTGTCTTCCTGCTCCCGTTGGACGATCAGCGGCAGCAGGGTGCGGGTGACAAATTCGATGCTGTTCTGCTCGTTGCTGCTGTACGCCTGCTTTCCCGCGTTTAAGAGATGCAGGGGCACCCCGAAGAAGCGGGCAATGTCCGCCACACGGTTTTCCTCTGACTCTACATACTGCGCGTCCGCGTTGGACATGGCGATGGGCGTGTAGTCCAAGCCGTTGTCCAGCACCGCCATGCGGAAGCGCTTGCCCGTGCCCGTGTGGATCTTCTCCCAGTCCCGGCGGATGTACTCCTTCTTGGAGATGGTCTCCTCGGTGCCGTCGGAGCTCTTGATCTTCACGTCGCCGCCCAGGTCTGTGTCCGTCTTCAGCACACCGGAGGGCCGACCGCCGTTGGCGTATAGCTCCTGCTGCACCTGGGACGCTGACAAGCTGGTGGAGATGGTCAGCGCCGCCCGGCGCAGGATGGAGATGCCCTCGATGCCGTCGGTGGAGTAGCCCTTGTAGTGCAGCACATCCGCCGGGTCCAGCCGGAAGAACTCTCCAGTTCTGGGATTGACATAAAAATAGTACAGGGAGCTATCCGACGTCACATAGGGGGTCACGTCGTCCGGTCGCAGGGGGATCAGCTCCTGGGGGTATCCGGTGGCAGCCGACCGGGAGATCCAGGCGTAGGCGTTCCCCTTCAGATCCAGGTTGACCTGCATCAGCTTCTCGTAGTCGTAGCGGGTCATGGCCTCGTTCACCCGGTCCCACATGATCTGCCGCAGGCGGTGATTCCCCAGCCGCTTTTTGGAGGTTTCATCCATGACGTAGATCGGCAGCATGGCCACCCCATCGGACCGCAACTCCACACACCGGGACACCGCCGACACTTTCATGGCCTTGTCCCGGCTGAGGCTGACATTGTCTGCGTCGATCCAGCCGTCCCAGCCGGTGGTGCGCTCCAGGGTCAGCGTACCGCCCAGCCCGGCGCCGGGGCCTGACGCCCGATTGCGGAGGCCTCGGTCAAAGATCATCCGCCCTCACCTCCATCCGCACCCCGGGCCGCTAAGACCCCGCCCGCGATCAGAAACGCACCGCTTATGATCAAACCGAGGGGTTGATAGAGCATACCGAATCCCACCCCCATGCACACAGCGCCCGCTACCAGCAGTAGGTCCGCACCCCAGCGCCGGAACCACCGGGCCAGCCGGTCTCTCGCCCTGGGGCGATCTCGCTGCTTGCAGCTCTTTTCCACGTGTTTACCATCCATTTCAGCATCTCCTCTTTGGTGTCCAACTTGGACACAGGACTCGGCTCCCTGCCGGACGCACCGCGCCAAGGCGCGTCCGGCATCCAGAAAAGGGAAAAGGGGAAAAGGGAGGTTCGGGCAATACGCCCGGCAGGAAACCGAGTCAAAAGCTGAATGTGCCCTGCTCCAGGGCGGCGTTCAGCTTGTCCTTGGCATTTTCTTTGATCATTGCGGTGGCCATGGCGATGATCCAGGCCACGGTGATGTCGATTCGCCCAATGCTCCGGTTCTTCATGGGTTTCTGGTTCTCGTTGCCGTCCACGGCGCACCGGACGTTTCCAAAGTTCCACCGGGCCGCCGTGTTGTGGACGTGGAGCATCTGGTGGGCACGGATCAGCCGCTCCATCTCCATCATGGCCGGCGACATCCCCATCATAGTCTGGGGGATCTCCACCACCTCCAGGCCCAGGCCCATCAGTCTCTGGGTTAGTGTGCGGCTGAGATAGGGGTCAACGCCCAGGGTCTTCAGGTCGTAGGTCTCCATTGCCTCCTGAATGGTCTGTTCCACCTGGGTGTAGTCGATCATGTCCCCGTCGCACAGATCCAGGAACCCGGCCCGCTCCCAGTCTCGGTAAGGCACATGGTCCCGCTGCTCCGCCTCCAGCACTGTGTCCCGGGGACGCCAGGCGTGGAACAGGGCCACCCAGGTGTCCAACCCCTCCTGGGGCGGGAACAGCAGCACAAAGGCCGTCAGGTCCGTGGTTGTGGACAGGTCCAGCCCGCCATAGCACCGTTTTTGCCACAAATGCGCACGTATCCATGCCTCCCGCTCATCCTTGGCGGAGGGACCAGCCTGGGTCTTATCGTACAGGGTCAGGGGCAGCCAGCCCACCGTCTTGGTGGCGATCCACTGGTTTAAGCGCAGCCACCGGAAATTGCGCTCCATAGCCTCGCTCTGTCTGGCCGCCCGGGCGTCATTCCTGAAATCTCTGGGTTTCAGGGTCACTCCGTAGGAGGGATTGCAGCGCCGCCACAGGGCCTCGTCGTAGATGTCCAGCTGCGCGATCTTGTCCGGGTCGTCCCCGGTCAAGACGGAGATTCCGTACATGATGACGCACCACTGGGGGTCGTCCCCGTCCAGCTCCCGCTCCGGCTCACCCCGCCGCCAGGCCAAGATCCGCCGGCACTTCTCATGGATCTCCCAGCCGATGCTCTTGCGGTCCGGGTCGTCTCCTGCGGTGGTCAGCACGATCACCGCCTGCTGCTGCCGGGCCGCGTTGGAGCCGACGGTCAGCACATCCCACAGCCGCCGGTTGGGCTGGGCGTGCAGCTCATCCATGATGATGGCGCTGAAGCTGTAGCCGTGCTTGGTGTCCGCGTCGCTGGAGTAGACCTTCAGTAGGCCGCCGAACCGGGTGCGGATCTCCCGCACGCTGTCCCGGCACCAGACCAGGGGAGCGCCCTCCGGCTGACTGAGAGCCGTGTGATCCACCATGTACTTGGCGCACTGGTAAATGATGTCCGCGTTCAGCTTGTCCGCGGCGAAGATGCCCACGTTTGGCCGGCGCTCCCCGTCGCCCAGAAGAAAGTAGAGCCCCAGTCCGGCGGCGTACTCGCTCTTGCCGTTCTTCTTGGGGATCTCCTCATAGAGGAACCGCCGATAACGCACCCACTTGCCGTCGTCGTTTTTGACCTGAACGCCAAAGAACTGCCTGTCGGCCTCCTGTTCCCAGGGCAGCAGGGTGAACGGCTGACCCGCCCACTCGTTCTGGCCAAACACCAGCAAGGACAGGAAGCCCTCCACTGCGGCCACCGCCTGGGGGCTGTACCGCACCTCCTCGCCGTCCTCCGGCGCGGGGATGGCCACGCCCTCGGCCAGCTCCAGCAGATCAGGCACGGCGCTGGGCCTCCAGCATCTGGAGGAAGGGGTTGTCTTCCGCCTTGGGCTGGGCCTCCGGGATCACCAGCCGACACCGGGCGGTCACTGTCAGGCCCAGGTCCCCCGCGTGGTTCCGGGCCTGTTTGGCGTATCGCTCCTGGACTCGGCTCCAGGCATCCGCGTTTTTCAGGTCCTGGCCGGCCAGGGCAGCCTCCGCCTCGGCGGTGGCCATCAGATACTGGTGCTGGGCCACCAGGTAGCGCCCCAGGGTGTCCGCGTCCACCTTGGAGTAGATTCCCAGGGCGATCAGCTGCTTGCCCAGCGCACGGAAATCCTTTTTTAGCGCTTCCGGCAGCCACTTAGGCGGCGTCGCCGTCTTGGGCACCGGCGCCCGCACCTCCGTCCGCCGACGCTGGGCCGTCTCGGCCTTGGTCAGGTGCTTGGCCCCCTTTAAGGCTACCAGATCAGTAGGTTGTCTTGGTCCCGCCATGTACTCGCTCCTTCCTAATTCTCGCCCGCCGCAAGATCGACTCCATTCCCCGCATAGCCCCCGCTGGGTCACCGCTCAACGCGATTCCCCGCAAGGACAGCAGCTGCTGCCTCGTCAGCTCCTCCCGGTGCCGCCCTAACTCCCGCAGCACCATATCCACGTCAGTCATGTACTTACTACCTCCTGCCGTCTTTGGCCGTATCTTCGCTACGGCTCGGCCTCAAACTCAAAGCCGCACTTGGGGCAGTGGTAACACGCCCGCGGGCAATCCTGCACCGGCTCCTCGTCCAAGTCCAGCGCCTCGGGCTCCGCCTGGTGGGCGGTGCTCTCCTCCATGCTGGCCGACTGGCCCTGGCCTGGTGCGGCGCGGGTGTACTCCGACACCTCAATGCTTTTGATGTCCTCCATCTCAAAGCCGATGATGCCGGTGTCAAACTTCAGCGCTTTCAGACCCTCCAGTTCAAGCTTCAGCAGCTCCGTGTCCCACATGGCCGTTTCACTCAGCCGGTTGTCCGCCAGGATGTAGGCCTTCCGCTGGGTCTCGGTCAGGTCGCTCACCAGCACGCAGGGCACCTCGGTCAGGCCCTCTGCCCGGGCGGCCTCCAGTCTGCCGTGGCCGGCGATGATGTTGTTGTCGCGGTCGATCAGCAGGGGTGTCACAAAGCCAAACTCCCGCAGGCTGGCCCGGATCTGGTTGATCTGTCGCTTGTCGTGGACTCTGGCGTTGTTCGCATAAGGGATCAGGTCGTCGATCGGCACCATCACCAGCTGCTCCGCCGCCACACGCACGACCCCGCCCGCATCCACGGGCTTGTCGTCCTTTTTCTTGGTCTCCATGTCTTCTCCCTTCTATGCCTCCCGGCGTCTGGACAAATTTGCGCAATCTTGCCGATGCTCTCAAGTGCTGCCCAGCGGGCCTACGTCAATAAGCCACGTATAAACGCAGCCCTTCGGCCCAACCAGGCAGCCCCGAAGATTCCCGTGGGGAGAAAATCGCACACGGAGGCAGGCTGGCGGTCTTACGCGCTCCGCCCCAAACTTTTTCGGGGTGGGGGGGAGGGTCCCGCAAGGAACCCCGCGGGCGCACCCGCAGGTGCCTGGCCGGGTGCGCCCGCGCCCAAAGCTGGGGCAGATCCGGGCCGGCTTGCGAAAAAAATTACTTGCGATTTTTGCGATTTTCTCGCATCGTTTTCCGGCTGTGACAGCTGTGGCACAGGCTCTCCAGGTTGTCCCGGTCGGTGAACAGCGCCCAATCGCCCTTGTGATCCCGGATGTGATCCACGTCGGTGGCCACCGTCCTGATCCCGCACCGTGCGCACTCCCGGCAGAAGGGTTCCCGGAGCAGCTGCGTGGGTCGAAGATCGTCCACCCAGATGGGCAGGCTGTACCATCCGTGCCACTGGGCGCTCTCTCGACGGGGCGTCTGTTTGGGCCGATGCTGTGGGCACCAGCCGTCCCGCGTCAGCTCGGAGCATCCTGGATGTCGGCAGGGCCGCGACGGCTTGCTCGCCATGGGCTATCACCTCCACGGTTTCGGGCAAGAAAAAAGCCGGAGCCAATGATCACGCACGTCTGCGCTGTCATTGGCTCCGGCTCTCATAGCACTGGCCCTTGTAGATGTCCACGATGTTCTCGTGTTTGCAGTCCCGGCAGAAGGCCACCACGTGTATGGCCACGGTGTCCGGGTTGATCTTCATCAGGTGCCGATTTCGTCGGCAGTTTGGGCACTCCAGAAACCCATCCTTCACTGTCAACATTCTACCATGTTCCGCTTGCGATTTCAATGCCTTTGCGCCCCTTTCTGCTTATCTTGCTGAATTATTAAGAGCTGTTTCAAGCTAAAAAATTAATTAGCCGTGCTTCCTGGTCTGACGGCCCCTTGTGTAGCTGTAGGTCTGCGTCGGCAGCGCTGAGAATAGCAGGTATCGTGCGCCGGTGCAGTCGGCGAACCCGTAAGGGTTCTTCTCCGAGAATTGCACGTAGTCCACCGCCCCGGAAGGAGGGGCCAGGGTCACGCTGTCGCTGGGGATGTCGATGTATTCCACCTCGTACTTCTTGAGATTCCGGCTGGCCCGCCAAGAGCGCTCCCCCGGCTTGGCCCGGCCAAACTCCCGGGCCTCCTTGGTGAGATACTTGGCCAGCTCCTGGTAGTAGTGGACGTCCAGCGGCTCGATCCGCACATAGCCTCCGTAGG